AGACATTCCCATAACGCAATAACCTCGTTTAGATAGGGGCTTGTGTGGTCTAAGACACTGTTATGGGGGTGTCAAGGATTGCCCAAGCCAAGGGCCAAGCCTCTATCTAAGCGGGGTTTTTCTTTTGGCACAGACCGTACTGGTCGCGTTAGCAATGGGCCTATAGGGGGCCGCTGCCAAGAGAACCCGAGCGCCATTACCCAGCGCAGTCAGACTTCCATAGGTACTGACACGAACGAGGACGGCATTTTGATGCTGGCGATTAGCACCCGTAAGGTGGCCTCGGAAGAAGAATATGGCCCTAGCGGGAGAATAGGATTTATTTCCTATTAGGACTTTTGAATGGGAACATCAAAAGCCATGGGTTTCCTATTGACTAAAATAAATCAGCACCCTAATATCTTAACAAGAACTATAACTATTGACTCCTTCATAGTTGTGGTTCGCTCGTCCTCCGTGTAGTGCCTTGTCCCGCCTTGAGCGGGATTTTTTTTGGAGATAATCATGCCGATGGTCGGAAAGAAAAAGTATCCCTATACCCCTGCTGGCATGGAAGCCGCCAAGAAGGCTGCTGACAAGATGGGTATGCCCAAGAAGCCGAAGATGGCAAAGAAGGGCAAGAAATGAAGCCCGGTCTCTATGCAAATATCCACGCTAAACGCAAGCGTATCGCAGAAGGTTCAGGCGAAAAGATGCGTAAGCCCGGCACAAAAGGCGCACCTACGGCAAAGCAATTTAAAGCCGCTGCGAAAACGGCCAAGAAGTGACAATTATCTGGTTCAATCTCTGGCTACTGTCTGCGGGGCATATGACATTAATTGGCACGTTTGAGACTCTTGAGGAGTGTCAGGCAAACAGGATTGAACTAGAAACAAGTGTTCCCGGTGATTACTATTGCAAGTTCATAAAAATGGAAAGAGTATAAATGGACAGGATTAGCAAACTTGAGAGAGCGAAGAAGCGGCTAAGTCCAGCCGAAATCCGCACTCTGTTTGCTGACCTTGCTGAACCGTTTGTGCCGGGGCTGAATGCTGTCCGTGAGGGGATGGCGGGGAACTATGGAACCGCTGCTGTCTCCGGCCTGCTAGATGTTGGTGGGCCGATTGGTAAAGGTGTAGGACTCGCTGCTGCACCGCTTATGGGTGCTATCAAAGTATTTCATGGTAGTCCGCATACCTTTGACAAGTTTGATATGTCCAAGATTGGTACTGGCGAAGGCAATCAGGCTTATGGACGTGGACTTTATTTTGCAGAAAACCCAAAAATTGCTCTTGATTATAAAAAACGGCTTAGCAAAGATACTCCGGGAGAACTTTACGAGGTAAACCTTCGCTGGCCTGAAGCGCGTGAAACCACGGACCCGTTAGGACCACAGCATTTTATTGATTGGGACAAGCCTTTAATAGAACAGCAAGGCGTGGCAAAAATTTTAAGGTCGATTGCAAAAGATAAAGATTATCTTCCAGAGTCAATCAAAAAACTTCCCGACTATTTAACAGGGAAACAATCCCTAGAATTACTTGGTTTGTCTGATAAATTTTCTGGAGTTTTTTTGCCAACGCAATTAAATTTCAAAGGAATTCCGGGAATTAAATATCTTGATGCTTCCAGCAGAACCAAAGGTGGAACATCTAACTACGTCATATTTGATGACCAACTAGCCGAGATTATTCGGCGGAATCCGGGGCTACTGGAATGAAATCTCCCGCATGGACACGCTCAGAAGGTAAAAATAAGAAAGGTGGCCTAAATGAAAAAGGTCGCAAGTCTTATGAGGCCGCTAATCCCGGCTCCGACTTAAAGGCTCCGGTCAAGTCTGGGGACAACCCCAGAAGGGCGAGCTTCTTGGCAAGAATGTCAGGAATGCCGGGTCCAGAGCGTAAGCCAGATGGAAGCCCGACACGCCTGCTGCTCTCTTTGCAAGCATGGGGCGCATCCAGTAAGGCAGATGCAAAAAAGAAAGCCGCAGCGATTAGCGCACGCAACAAGAAAAAGTGAAAACTCCCGACACTCTGCATTTAGGTTCTGGTAGACACTTTATCCCTGAATATCTGAACGTGGATATTCTGGAAAGGGTAAAGCCGGATATCGTTTTAGATATAACCAAAGTCGAATTCGGCAAAGAATATGACACGCGATTCGGGCCTATCCAATTGCGTGAGGGAATGTTTAAAAGAATCGTCACTAACGATTGCCTAGAGCATATCCAAGACCTAGTGACTGCGATGCAAAATTGCCGAGACCTGCTAGAGACTGGCGGCACTATGCATATCAGCGTTCCCTACTGGCTGAGTCTAGGGGCTGATCAAGACCCGACCCATGTCAGACGGTTCAACGAGAACTCTTGGGTCTACTACTGCGACTGGTGCTGGTATCTCGGGTGGGACAAAGGCTTTGTAACGCGCTCTATTGAGTTTAAATTGAGCGAGTGGGGCACTACCCTTACCGATCCGCTAGAAACGCTCCTACGCACTCCTACGGCGATTGACGCTATGAACGTGGTATTGGAAAAGCAATGACGCCAGACGAAATCTTTGAATCGCTACTGGGGCGCACCATCGAGGGCGTAGAAGTAGAGGATGGTGATATCTATCTGGAACTCGATGACGAACGAATCTTCGGGCTATGGGTAGATGAGGACGGCGACCTTAACGCTAGTCTCATGGGGCCGAAAACAAACTAGGGGCCGAAGCCCCCAGTTTTAGATCAAAATCGCTGCTAGGAATATCAGGGCGCAGACTCCGGCAAAGCCTAGCCACTCTGACAGGACTGGATGCCGCTGCGAGAAGGTGCGAGTCCAGTTTGTAGTGATATCGTGTTTCATGCTGTAGCCTTTGCGATCGCATCGCGCACCATACGAACAGGGGCGCTTTTCCCGTAATGAGTGAGATACTTGTCATACTGCTCAAGGGCAGGAAGGACTGCAGTTAGCACGGCCAGTAAGTCGCGATTCTGCTGCTCAAGACTGCTGATATATGCGGCTTCGTCTAGTGAGTCGATATATTCGGTGTTCATGCTGTGTATCTTTCTGCTTTATCAATGGCGTCAAATGCAGCCGGAAGTATATTGCCGAGATGCGGGAATCCCTCCTGTGCACAAACTTCCGTGATAGATTTAAGAGCTTGCAATAATTCAAGATTTTGTCGCTTTAGTGTGTTTATATCTGTTTCCATGATTTAGCCTCAGACGAAAATTTATTGGTTAAGAGTTTTTACGGCATTGCAAAGATTTTTAATAAACTGCTCTTTTGTGTTTCCTTTAATGTTTACCCCATACGCTCTATAATAATTTTTTGCTGCGGATAATTTCATAAGGTTACGGTCTAGATTGGTAATAATCGTTTGTGCTGTGTCTTTTGTAAGAATCCAATGGGCATCCATTTTTATCTCCGTATACGCTGTAGTGCGTAGAGCTAGTAGAACATAAAAAACTAGGCCGCGCTATCAGATGTTTTTATGCGACCTATAAGTGTTTGCTTATGCTTCGACTGCCTCGATGAGGTGCTCTGCAATCTCGGTCCAGTTAACGTCCGATAGGAATGCTAGGGCATAGTCACGGGCAAGCCCTTCAGGCGTGTCAATGAATATCAAGTCCTCGGCATATCCTGACAATTCCTTGCCGAGTTCATAGGCGTCAACATCATCCTCTTTAGTGAAGTCGCTCAGGGGAAGCCCGTCAAACACTTCAAGGTTAACGCGCCACGTTGCATAGTTGGTCCAGCCGTTATAAGTAGTCATGATTAGTCTCTCCGTGTAGTAGATAGTCGAATCGCTATCCGTATAAGTATGAGAACACAAATTTTGGTCTAGTGCTATCAGAGTTTCTTATAGTTCGGCGGGGAACAACTCAGGAAAGGTTCGCTCAAGTTCAGCCATGCTAGAGCAGGCAAACTCCCGCGCCACAAGCATATCTCCGAGTTCCTCGTCATCTATAGATCGCACACACTTTGCCAAGTCCCAAAAGGCATTACGGATTGCGTTGGCCTGTTCCTTAGTCATATCAACCTCCAATAGTGAGAAGTTCGAATGTGCTACGGGCGCGCTGCTCAGACACTTTCTTTTCGACGTAGTGGAAGCAAATGCCTGTAGTGTTGCGGATAACGTCATAACCTGAACCGCGCTTCTGAATCCTAATGACTGAACCGCTGCGAATTTTGCGAGTCTCGATGATGGTTGCCATGATTGCCTCCGGTTGTGTTTAGTAATAGTCACACAATTATTTGGTGTGCGCCATCAGAGTTTCTTATAGGTGCTATAAGGGTTCGTGAACAAGAAACTTTCCAAACTTGACGCCGATAGCAAAACTGTCAGGCGTAAGAGTCTTGTCATCGAAGTAGCCACGGGCACAGTAGATTGGAGCGAGTTCAGCAATCCATTGTTGGGCGCTCTCCTCTGAATGGCAGATGGCATGGATAGCAAGAGGATTAGCCTTTTCGTAAACGATGTAGTCCATGATGGTTTCCTATACAGGGGCCGAAGCCCCTAGAGTAATTAGTTAACTCGGATAACCTTACGCATGAACGGATTTACATAGACGATTCCGTTATCGCGCAAGTATTGGACTTCGTGAGTAACAGTCTGCATAGTGTCTGAGCGAACCCATACCTTGCGGTCAGGATTGAAGCGGATATCTACTCCGGCGCGGACTGCATCGATGATTGCTTGTTGGTTGGTAGTGAGTTCCATGATGTTTCCTTTAGTGGGGCCGAAGCCCATGAGTGATTAGAAGTATTCGGTCATGCGTTCCTGCTGTGCGACCACCATACGGTCAAGTTTGTCGCTGTCATACTTGGCTCGCTCAATCAATTGAGCCTTACCGTAAGGCGAAGATGAAAGAGCCTTGTATGATCCTTGAGTAAGGACCATGAAGGCAGGACGGTCAAACTGATTGCGCGAGCGGTACACAACAAAGCCGGCATCAATCAGCCCTTGAGTAACAGGATGCGGAGTATCAATGTCAATGTAGATGTAGCCGTTATTGGCAAGCAGTACGGACTCGATATGCTTAAGAATCGCTGCGCTGTGTTCCGGTGAATACATGACAATCTCCTGTGTAGTCACACTCAAAGTAGAGTGCATGGACTCATCATCTAATAGAAAAGTATCTCGGTCCAATAGTTTGTTCTGATACAAACTCCATAAGCAAAACCTTATAGGTGCAAACATGAATGAGAATGATTCTCAGCCTAAAGTAGGCGTAAATATGGGGAACGCAGGGAAGGGGCGTCCCAAAGGTTCGCCCAATAAAGCCACGTCTACTGTGCGTGAGGCTATCGCTAACCTGCTAGAGCGCAATGGCGAGAACATGGACGCATGGCTTCAGATGGTTGCCTATGGCGATGAGTCACTCAAGGTGAAGGCACAGCCTGACCGCGCTCTGGAAATCATGGCCAAACTCTCTGAGTACCATATCCCCAAACTTGCTCGCACCGAAGTGACCGGCGATGGTGGCGGTCCTCTCAATATCAAGGTAGTTAGCGGCGTAGATGACTGAGAAGATTATCGACACCGGATATCGTCCTAGAGAACCACAAAGGGCTATCCATAGGGCTGTGGCCGCGAATCGGTTTACGGTAGTCGTTGCTCATCGCCGGATGGGTAAGACAGTCGCTGCAATCAATCAACTAATCCACTCTGCGCTAAAGAACGGACAGGAAGCTCCAAGGTACGCATACATCGCTCCGACCTATGGACAGGCTAAGCGGATTGCCTGGGACTATCTGGAGCGCTTCACACGGCCTCTGGATGCCAAGTTAAACGTGTCTGAACTCAAGTCCGAGTTCTACGGTCGACGAATCCAGTTATACGGCTCAGATAATCCTGACAGTCTCCGTGGTCAATACTTCGACGGGGTAGTAATTGATGAGATTGCGGACCAAGACCCTAAAATCTGGAATGAAATCATCCGTCCGGCCCTTGCTGACCGTAAAGGCTTCGCGCTCTTTCTCGGTACTCCGAAAGGTAGAAACCATTTTGCGGATTTCAGGGACCGTGCAGCGTCGTCGGCTGATTGGTCGCTTCTGGAGTTCAAGGCTAGCGAAACTGGGATTCTCGATTATTCCGAGTTGGAATCCGCAAAGAAAGAAATGGGCGAAGATAAGTTTGCCCAAGAGTTCGAGTGCTCGTTCCATGCGGCAGTCGAGGGTTCGTACTACGGGTCGCTGATTAATGACCTAGAAACCCAAGAGAGAATAGCCCGCATACCGCATGAGAGCCTCGCCAAGACATTCTGCGCATGGGACTTAGGGATGAGTGACAGTACAGCAATTTGGGTCGCTCAAATAGCCTCTAAAGAGGTCCGGCTAATCGACTACCACGAGAATCACGGTGTCGGTCTAGACCATTACTTTGAATGGCTACAGGAAAACGGCTACCACCACGCCACCCAGATATTGCCTCACGACGTAGAGGTGCGTGAACTCGGTACAGGTAAATCCCGCAAGGAAGTTCTAGAGGAAGCAGGTCTAGAGATAACCGTTGCTCCTCGGCTATCAGTAGCCGATGGGATACAGGCTGTTCGCCAATTACTGCCGCGCTGCTGGTTTGATATCGATAAGACTAAAGTTGGTCTGGACGCATTAAGAAACTATCGTCGTGAATATGACGAGAAGCGTGCGGTCTTTTATGATAGGCCGCTACATGATTGGTCTAGCCATGCTGCTGACAGTTTCCGGTATCTTGCCATTGGATTACGAGAGGATGGTTCCGATTGGAATCGTCCATTAAATGTAAATACTAGGTGGATTGTATGATTACTGATATTCAGGTTAAGGCTATTCTCGAAAACGAGATTGA